ACCTCGTTTAACTTGCGCACCTTTTCAGAGTCCGAACTTGCAAAAAACTACTGGTGGCAGGGTCAGGGTTATATGTGGCTAACAGGGAAAAAGCATTACAGATTGATTTACTCACTTGTGCCAACGCCTGATAGCATTTTAGACGATCAAAAACGCCGCTGGTGGTACAAGTTTGGTCAGGACGAAGACAATCCTGACTTTATTGAGGTGTGCGCTCAGATTGACCGTAACAACGCATTGATTAACGAGCTACCCAAAGCAAACAGGCTAAACGTTTTTGAGTTTGACTTTGATGAAGAAAAGATTGAATCGCTTAAAACAAAAATCATTGCTTGTCGGGAATTTTATCAGAGTTTGGCTTTACCCATGTATCAACATAAAAAAGAACTTGTATGAGTGAACTATCACAAAGCAGATCACGCATAGAGCGACAGAGGATGCAAATACTTACGCTGTTTGATCAGAAGATTGAAACAAGCAAGAACAAGACGCGAGCGATTAAACAAGTGTCTGAAATATTGGGAGTTAGTACCCGTCAAATTTTTCGCATATTAAAAAACAACGAACGAAATGGAAAAGACGAATGAAGAATTACTGGAAGAAATAGACGAGTTGAACTCTGAAATAGTGTCCCTTAAAGAAGAAATATCTGACTTACAGGTTGATTTATCCGAGGTTGATGACAATTCGGAAGAACTGGAAGAAGCTGAAAGTAGGATACAGGAACTGGAAATGGAATTAGACCGGGTCGAGGGAGGCAAATACAAAATCTGCGGCGAGGAAGTTTATATTCACACAAACAGCCTGCAACATCAGACCTTCTTTGAACAGTTTGCCGAATTTTCCAAGCAATACAAATCACTAAACCACCTTTGGGCCGCAATGGTCAATAAACTATGAGTACTTTCCAAATTAACTCCAAAGAATTCCTCAAAGCACTGAACTTTGCAGGTAAGGCAATACCAAACACAGCTATAACGCCAATATTTGAATGCGTGCTGCTTGATGTAAGAAAGTCCGGGCAAATATTTATCACCGGATCAGACAGCAATACAGTGATTCAAACAACGGCAACAATGGCTCAGTCTGACTTTGATCAGGACTTTAAAATTGCCGCGCCGTATGATTTACTTGCTCGTACGCTGGCAACACTTCCAAACGTTCCAATCAGCGTTACGTATACAGTTGAAGGTGAAAACCATTTGCTCACCATCGACTACGAAGATTCGAACGGACGCAATGCTATTTTTAACATGTCATGCGAAGATCCGAAGACTTATTTAAGGCTGCCGGAAGTAAAAGACGCGCAAACGGTTTCAATGAAAGCACAGGCATTACAGCGAGGCATTGACAGCGTGATAAACTTTGTCTCAGAGGACAATCTTAAACCGTCGATCACTGGTGTCAACATCTCAATCAAAGACGGATCAGTGTTCTTTTTTGCCACCAATGCAATGACAATCGGAATCTTTGGTCAGCCATACGCAGACAAAGAACTCGAAAAAGAAATCCTGATACCTGGCAAGTTCGCAAAGCTGGTTTCTGAATTCATTGGCGACTTTGAAGAAGAAATAGAATTGAAAGTATCAGATAGGTTTGTACAGGTGACTTTTGGGCATTGGACCGCATACAGTACTTTGATTGATGAACGATTCCCTAACTGCCGGGCGGTTATACCTGAATCGTTTGCGATGGAAGCAACGGTCAACGCGGAAGAACTGAAAACCGCAATGAAGCGTGCCTCTGTATATGCAGATCCGCAAACCAGCACCATGAAAATGTCTTTCAACGAAAAGAGCCTCTTTTTGTCGGCTGAATACCCTGAAAAGAACCAAAAGTGCGACCAGGATATTTCCATTGACAGCGAAATGCAGGATTTTAAGATCGGGTTCAACATGAAAACACTTGGAAAGCTGCTACAAACGGTGTCCGGTGACTTCAAAATGTCTTTTGTTGGTCACAATCGGGCTGTTTTAATCAATCCAGAAGTAGCGGAAGGAGAAACGATTGATTACATTATTATGCCGGTTGTTACTCTAACCTAATATTTGTATATTTGTGCTGTGAATTTATTCACCATTAAGCCTGGGAAACTTGATGTGATGCTAGATTGAAAAAAAAATATTCAACCCGGAAGGGTGGGTGATTGCTGTTCTAGCCGCAATCTAATGGCTCCCCGCCGCCCACACTTCTGGGATTTTTATTTTTAGTGGTATGAGTGTTGATTTAAATTTATTAATTGATTTAGCCTACATTGGATCAAGCGACGATGATCAATTTGATTTCGAGTATTTTAGGCTTATTTACTGCAATCCAAGAATACAGTTTACTAGAAACGCAGGAAATCTCGCCTGTGTGATTAACGCCTATCCAAAAGGTCCGTACAAATCAAAAGCAGAATCATTACTCAAAAATATGCCATATACAGAGTTTCTGCAAACGGCGTATTGGCATTCATTATCTGAATTTATAAAGAGCGTTTACAACTTCAAATGCGCTAAATGTAGTTCGTCATTACACCCATGTACACACCACAAAACATATCGAAATAGGGGTAGGGAAATATTTCATCTATCCGACCTTACATGTCTTTGTCTTTCGTGCCACAATAAATTCCACGGATCATGGGTCAGATAAAAGAATACTTCCAGCACGATTACAGAGCATATGAGGACTTGAAAATGGTAGCATGTATTTCCGAGTATGGCGGTGAAGGATATGGTTTCTTTTGGAGAATTATTGAGATGTTACACCAAGAGAACGAGCATAAACTTCCACTCAAAGGGTACGTGTATTTAGCAATTGCTAAGCAAATGTTAGCAAATGCTGAGCAAATAGAAAAGTTTGTCAAAAATTGCATAAACGAGTACGAACTGTTTAGATCAGATGGAGATTATTTTTGGTCTGATCGAGTTTTTGCCAACATCGACAAGCGAAACGAGATATCTTTAAAGCGTTCGGAATCAGGCAGGTTAGGAGCAATTGCCAAGCAAAGTTCAGCAAATGCTGAGCAAACAAAAGCAAAGAAAAAGATAAAAGATACAGGTAAACCTGTATTAAAAGAAAATAATATACCTTTTGACTCTTTTTGGAAGTTGTATGGCAAGTCTGACGGCAAGAAGAAAGCTATCGAAGCATGGGATAAGTTGACAGATGAAGAAAGGGGATCAGCTATTTCTGACGTGCCGAGTTATCTAAAAACAGTAAAAGACAAACAGTTTCAAAAACACGCATCTTCGTACCTCAACCAAAAGGTATGGCAGGATAGGCAAGATGACATTCAGGCTGAAAGAGAAAAGAACGACCTAAGCCCTGAGATATTAAGGGAAAGAAAACTAAGGGATTCAAAGTATGCGAATGAAATATTTGCTTTTGAATACATGGCAGGCAAACCGATTAAATTCCCTGATCACATTTCGATTTATCACGTAGAAACCGGATTCGCGCATGAACTCAGAAAGTAAGTTATACGATTCATTTGAGGCTGCCGGAATTTTCGGAATCAACCAGAATGCAAACCAACAAAAAACTCATTGCCCCCAATGTCACGATGACAGGCGAAATAAACGAGATAAATCTCTGTTCGTTTCCCCTTCAAAAGGATTATGGAAGTGTTTTCACTGTGATTGGACTGGCGGATTAAAAGATCCAAACTTCAAGCCAAACTACAAGCAGGATTTTATACCTCAAAAAAAGAGAACCTACACGCCGCCGCCGCCTAAACCAGCTAAACCAACAATCGGTCCAGAAATGACAAAATGGTTTGATGGAAGGGGTGTCACAATCGAAACGTTGAATAATTTTCAAATATTTGAAACAGAATCACAAGGATACAAGTGGATTAATTTCCCATACTACCGAGACAAACAATTGGTCAACGTTAAAAAAAGGAACGGGAAGAAGGATTTTCGTTTAAGCGCAAACGCAGAATTAATTTTCTTCAATCTTGATTCCGTTTTTGGAAGTAAAGAAATAATTATTACCGAAGGAGAGATTGACTGTATGACAGTTGTGCAGGCTGGTTTTGAATCAGTAGTAAGTGTGCCAAATGGTGCTCAAAAGGGGAATGCTAAAATGGAATACCTGGATAATTGTTTTGAGTACTTTCAGGATGCCGAGAAATTCATTCTGGCGGTAGATAATGACGAGGCAGGGCAGATACTAGCGGAAGAGCTTTGTCGTCGCTTAGGGCGTGAAAAATGCCACCTAGTGGACTATCCTAACGGCTGCAAGGACATCAACGAAGTTCTTGTCAAATATGGGAATGAATTTGTTGTATCAACAATCAAGGGAGCCAAGCAACACCCGATAGCCGGAATAAACAGGCCAAACGAGTATGTTGATGAAGTAATAGGATATCACTTGAATGGTTTTCCGTCAGGCGATAAGGTGGGATACAAAGATTTTGATAACTTGATGTCATTTCGCCCTGGCGAGCTTACCGTAATTACGGGAATACCGAACTCAGGGAAAAGTGCATGGTTGGACCAGGTTTTGGTAAGGTTATCTTCCCGGTGCGGATGGAAGCACGGTATATTATCAAGGGAACAATGGCCACACTCTATTCACATGACCAAGCTTGTCCAGATTTTTAGCGGCAAAGGGTTAAGGTCAAAAGAAATGAATAAAGACATTATCAGGTCTTCAATGGATTTTTTGAACGACCATTTATTCCTTTTTGGTATTGACGATTTGACTATTGATGGAATACTGGAAAAGGCAAAGCAGCTTGTACTAAGGCACGGTATAAAGAGCCTGGTAATAGATCCGTGGAACACTCTTGACCACGACATGCAAGGAACCAACGAAACTGAATACATACGAAAAACACTAAAAAAGGTTGTCGATTTTAAAGACAGGTACAGCGTACATGTATTTGTTATTGCACACCCAACAAAAGTATCTACCGATGCAATGGGTAAGTTTTTGGCTCCAACACTTTATAGTATCGCTGGCTCGGCTCACTGGTACAATATGATGGATAACGGAATTATTATATACCGTAACGTTGGAACCAGGGCAGAAAAGACAGGCGATTTAGGGGATTCGGTGTCAGCAATGGTGAAGAAAGTGAGGAATTTCTTTATAGGACAGCAGGGCACTTGTTCTTTTGATTATAACTACAACAACGGAAACTACACAGAAGAAGGATTTTCTTTTGAAAATGAATTTGATTTATGGAAATACAGGAACAAACCAAAAGATGGTGAGTTTTTCGAGCCTACAACTGTTCCTGAAACACCATTGACCGATATTAAAAAACTACCAATAGGTAGCACCTCATTTGACTATAAGATGACCGAAGAAGATCCGCCATTTTAAAATATTTATCAAATCTTGCTTGTTTACTATTGTAATGTATTATCTTGCGAAGGAATTAAAAACGAAACGAATATGACATCTGAAATTGAGTACCAAGAATTTTTAAAGGCAAAACAAAAGACGCATCAACTATCTGGATTTGATGTGAAAGATTCTGATTTGAATGAAAAGTTATTTCCATTTCAAAAGTTTTGCATTAAGCGAGCTTTGAATGCTGGAAAGTACGCATTCTTTGAAGATTGTGGATTAGGGAAGACTTTTCAACAACTTGAATGGGCTAGACTGGTTGTTAAGAAAACTAAAAAACCGGCCCTTATTTTGGCTCCTTTGGCCGTTACTGCTCAGACAATCCAGGAAGGCGAAAAGTTTGGGATTGAAGTAAAGAAATTTACCGACAAAATCACCACTGGCATTTATGTTGCAAACTATGAGCAACTTGGAAACATTGATTGTTCTCTGTTTTCTGGAATAGTACTTGACGAATCCAGTATCCTTAAAAACTTTGAAGGACAAACAAAGAAGTTAATACTTGACTCCTTCGCTAACACACCATACAAGTTAGCTTGTACTGCAACTCCGTCACCAAATGATCCGATGGAGCTTGGCAATCATGCAGAATTCCTTGACGTAATGAGCCGAAACCAAATGCTCGCAATGTATTTCGTGCACGACGGCGGAGAAACAGCTAAATGGAGGTTAAAAGGTCACGCGGTTAAGTTATTCTATCAATTCGTTGGTAGCTGGTCCATAATGCTAAACAGCCCTGGCGATATTGGTTTTCCGATGGAAGGGTATTCGTTGCCGGCATTAAATTTCATTGAGAAGCAAGTTGAGACAGAAAAGAGAGACAATGGTAGCTTTTTTAATGACATTGCTATATCTGCAACGAATTTCAATAAAGAACTCCGCTTAACAAAGGTTGACAGGCTTGAAACGGCTGCCGAAATTGTGAATGCTAGTGATGAATCTTTTATCATTTGGATTAAGCAGAACGAAGAAGGTGAAATGATGCGCAAGTTGATACCGGGCGCAATTGAGGTGCAAGGATCTGATACGCCGGAGTATAAAGAGAAAATGTTACTTGGTTTTGCTAATGGCGATTTCCGTGTACTTATCACCAAAAGCAAGATCGCGCAGTTTGGCCTTAATTTCCAGTCATGCCACAATCAAGTATTTGCTTCGCTTGACTTCTCATTCGAGGGTCTTTATCAATCAATCCGTAGAAGTTACAGGTTCGGCCAGGAAAAAGAGGTGAACATCTATCTGATCACCACGGACACAATGGCGAACGTTAAAAAATCAATTGACCACAAACAAAAACAATTCAGGATCATGCAGGACGAAATGAGCAAAGCAGTTAATCAAGGCTTGCATCTTAAAGACAAGATAAGTATATTTGCATCTCAACAAGATCAATTTATACTTCCAAAATGGATTCAGGAATCTACATAATTGAAAATACGGTTACGGGAAATGTTTATATCGGACAGACAACTAGTTTAAAAAACAGATTTAAGTCTCACATTTATCTGCTAAGAAATAATAAGCACCGGAATGCTCGACTACAAGCATCTTTCAATAAACATGGGGAACATTGCTTTACATTCAAAGTTATAGAGATAACCGATATACTTAACGAAAGAGAAGTTTACTGGATAGACTTATATGGAGGCGTTGATGGTAGATTGAATTACAATATGTCTTCTGGGGGAAATGGTGGCGGAAAAAGAAGTCAAGAAGTTTGTGACAGAATTTCTAAAATTCAATCAGGAAGAAAATTGAGCCCTACCCATTGCGAGAATATTTCAAAAGCCAACAAAGGTAAGGTTATTCACTCAATAGAAGCAAGGAAAGCTATTTCTGAAAGATACAAGGGTCGCCCCCTACTAGAAGAAACTAAAAGAAAAATTAGCGAAACTAAGCGCGGAGTTAAATTAAGCGAAGAGACAAAAGAGAAACTTAAAGGTAGGGGGTCTGTTCCTGTTATTCAATACGACTTAAATGGGAATGAAATTGGAAGGTTTGCAAGCGCGAAAGAAGCCGGATCGAAGTTGAATTTTTGGAAGTCTGACATTACGCAATGCTGCTTAGGAAACAGAAAAACAGTTAAGGGTTATATTTTTAAATACGAAAACGAATATCACAATGGAACAAGAAGTAAATGACCGGTACGCAATTTATAGAGGTGACTGTGTTCAACTTATAAGGAACATTCCAAACGAATCAATACACCTTACGGTATACTCGCCTCCGTTCAAAGATTTGTATGTTTATTCAGACCATGTAGAAGATATGGGAAACTGTTTGACTGATGAAGAATTTGATTTCGCATTCAGGATTTTGTGTTCTGAGACATACCGAGTAATGAAACAAGGGCGAAATGTGGCTATCCATTGTATGGACCTACCGATTCAAAAAGGTAAGCACGGATATATCGGGTTAAAAGATTTCAGCGGTGAAATAATAACCAACATGCAGAATGCTGGGTTTATATATCATTCGCGCGTGACAATCTGGAAGGACCCGGTTGTTGAAATGCAGCGCACAAAGGCACTTGGATTACTTCATAAGCAGATAAAGAAAGATAGCACCATGAGCCGAGTAGGAATTCCAGACTACGTTCTCATTTTCAGAAAAGACGGTGATAGAACAGATCCGGTTGCTAATACCAATCTTCCGGTTGATTTGTGGCAGAAATACGCTTCTCCCGTTTGGATGGATATAAACTACGGTAAAACATTGCAGGGATACCGCGATGCCAGGGACGAAGAAGACGAAAAGCACATCGCCCCTTTGCAGCTTGAAACAATCGAAAGGCTGATTCATTTGTATAGCAATAAAGGCGATAAGGTTCTCACTCCTTTCATGGGAATTGGATCAGAAGTCTTCCAGGCTGTAACAATGGACCGTTTCGGGATTGGATTCGAGCTTAAAGAAAGCTACTTTGACCAAGCAAAATCAAACCTACGAGTTTGTGTTGCCAATAAAGGACAATTAATGTTTGACTTGTGAAAAGATTTATCGCCGGAATAGATCCCGATGTTGACAAGGCAGGCTTTGCACTTTGGGATCGCCGGGATAAAAAATGGGTTAACGTAGCTACCATGCACATTGAGGATATTGAAGCGGCACTGCGAAATATGGAAGATTTGATTGTTTACGTTGAAGCTGGCTGGATGAACAGCAAAGCAAATTACAGACGCGGACATAAATCAAGTGTTTCAGAGCAAATAGCAATGCGGGTTGGTATGAATCATTGCGCAAGTAAGATCGTCGCTCGTATGCTTAAAAAAGCAGGGCGCGAAGTTGTTGAGATACCGCCATTGCAAAAGGGCTTCTTTAAAAAGGACGGTTCGTGGACGAAGATCGGGAAGGATTACTTGCGGGGACATTCTGGATACGATGGAAAAATTGTTTCGGGTGAAATTTGTGATGCGCTGTTGATTGTGATGCATTATCGATAAAATATATTTTTTAAATCACTTGCTTTACTATTGTAAACTATCTTATATTTGTCCATGTTATTAACGATCCCAGATTACGCAAAGAAAATAGGGTATAGCCGCCAGTGGGTACACAGGCTTATATCCACCGGGCGACACGATCAGCTTAAAGGAATTGAAAAGGTTGATACGGTATTGACTGAAAATAATAGAATTACTTATATTCTCACTTTTAACCCTGATTTATTATGAAGGCAGAAATTATTATTACACGTTCACTTGAAATCATTTTTGGAGTAATCAGCTTACTCGCCCTGGTCATTACTGTGATCGTATTCGCTCCGTATCTTTTACCTAAGTCAATCATTGACTGGTACAAGAAGTTGAAGGTGTACTACTCCGAACCAGAAAACGTGAACAATACTTTGTGGTGTTCCGGCCTGGTTATCATTATTGTTTTTGCGTATGTCTTTTTAACCATTATAGCGCAGCCATGACAACATTCCACGAAATAAGCGAGAACAAACGCGTCAGGATCAATCAAGGTATAAACAAGCGCACTGCCGAGTATCAGGAAAAAGAGGCCGACAAATGGGTAACGCTTTGCAGCCGCCCGTACAATATTGACATTCGGGTTAACGCGGTGACTGATATTTTGCGAGTGGCACAACAACGAGGATTTAAAACGGCTTAACCATGAATAATCCATCCATACAAAAAACAGAATATCCCGCCGAATACTTGAAGTTTATTCAGGAGCATAAAGGCAAGATTCCGCCAATGACCAGCACCGAACAGGAATTAATGATGTTTCTGGTTCGCAAAAAGATTGGCGGATTTGAGAAGATTGTAAAACTTTATCGCGATCTAACGAAATGACAGAAATCCCAATCAAGACCCGACAAAGAATATTGAGAAAGGCGAGGTTGTTTCTGGCTTACGGTCAGGCTGATTTTATTAACGTGGCTATCACATGGTCATACCCCTCTGTTTTTAAAGACATGTGTTTCAGTAAGATCATGAACATGATGCCGGAAATGAAAACTCAATACCTACTTTACGAGTCTAAAATATACGGAGACAGACAAGATAAAATTAACCTACTAAGCGATGCTATTACAGACATCAATCAAAAGATCAAAGAAGAAAGTTGTCCATCCTGGGCGGGATTGGACGAAAGTAAGCGAAGCTCTGCCAGAAGAGAAAAGATTAGTTACAGTTCGCGTTAATGGAAACTGGGGACAACTTAGGTCAGAAACGCTGAGAAGGAAAGGCGAGTACTGGTTCTTCCCTGATTGGTCACAGCGTGTATATTACGTGCCGTCCGAATGGAAATACGCAGATTAAAAGTAAAGGGAACCGTTAGGCTCCCTTTTTTATTTACAACGCCCGACCAAACGCGGTAACGAACGTATTTACAATGGTATTAAATGTGACAGCCTCGGCAAGTGTTAAAGTGCCCCAATAAGCCAATGCTACCCTGGCTTTCGAGAAGTTTACAAGATCTGCATTTCCGGAGTTGTCCATCCTTGCCCCCAACATCAACTTTCTAGACCCGCCACCAGTTGGAACCTGTGATGCGTCGGTTTTTGTAGATACAGTTGCCCCGTCATCAATCAATCTTAGGTTTACACCATCTTTCACAATTTGTATAAGCTTTTTCCTTGTCATATCGGTTGTGCCGGTAGCAGGGAATGTCTGATTGGTTGTACCACCATCTCTTGTTCCAATCTTACCCAATGGACTAACAGGGCTACCCCAATGCCTTCCTAATTCAATACGGTAATCAGCAACGGTCAGCAATGCAGCCTCACCATTAGTAGACAACATAACAGAATTAGCGCCGCCTACCGTAGGTGCAGACTCAGCGGTGTTATTGTAAATACCAAAACTTAAATTGTTTTTATTTCCCGCAGAAGGAGTGTAAGGCAGTCGAGCATATACGCCGGAAGCCGGAGTCCATCCATCTACACTTGACCCGTTCCCTACAAATTCAATTTCAGGGAATGATCCACCAAAAGCAATCTCAGAGAATATGTACTTTTGAGTAGCCGTAGTGCTACCAGGAAACGGCGCTATGCCGCCAATCTTAGACCATATATTAGCAGAGACACAGCTATCGTAAAGTGCCTGCAACGCACTTACCTTTGTGGGATCAGTAACGCCAGCCCTTTGCGCGTATGTTTTAACCCAATTAGAGCTACCCAGCCCCGATGCAGAGAAATCAGCCCCTGATGCTTTTATTCTTATTCCCATTTTTTAGTACGTTTTTGATAAAAAGTCTCCAACTATATTAGATAATAACTCATGTGATTTGCCTGATGTGTCCGTATGCGGGTGAACTCCGTCAGGATTCCACACCCTTATTACACTCATATCAATTGCTGTATTCTGTCCCGAAGTATACGCGCTATAAGGAGATTGTGACCATAAAGTTTGACTTCCAGGTGCAAGTTGAATACTCCACCCTGTTTTTTCCCAAAGTTTAAGAAAAGGGAATCCCCAGTAACTAGCAAGGGTTTGTTGTGCCTGCGATACGGTAGGATAAAGCGTGCTTTCGTAATGTCCTGAAATAGCGATGCGTGCATGTGGATTATATTGAAGAATCAAATCAATAATATAATTGCACGCACCTATAAAATAGTTTCTACTATTACGAACAGCAGGGACAGCCGTAAACACCGCGTCGGAGTCTCCGTAACCTTTATCGTTAAATCCATGATCCAAAACAAAAAGATCCGGCATCGTGAA